ACCCATAAGTGACTTCGCCGATTTTACTGGACTTCTTTACGCGTGCGCCGCTGGCAATGCGACCTGCCACGGCTCGACTTTGTAGCCCGTTGGCAGTCCCAATAATTTGAGTCCGCGCGTAATCGGCTAAATTACCGGACTGCCTTTTAGCTTCATCTTGTGCAGCTTCGTCCATATTTTTTAACGCCTTGAAAACGGCACGCAGTTCGGTTTGGTCAAGGGCTATCGGATCGCTCACTTAGTCCTCGCTTCCAATATCTCAACTGCGGTCAATATGTCCTCGGCTGTCTGCCAATGAACCATAGGGATTTGCGTGGCTATTGCCAGCTCAACGATTAGTCGGCTGACACTTCCCCGCTCATGACTTTTGGGTCGCCCTCACCAACTTCGACGTCTGCAACTGATTCCATCCAAGCATCAAATGGCTTGGTTGGCTTACTGCCTGCGTCGCGCTTCATGGCTAGGTGTGCAACAAACAAAATGTCCCACATGCCGCCAAACTGGGAAATGACCTTTTTGGTAGTCATTTCCCAGCGGGCGTAATCAGGTGGGCGCACCATGTAGGTTGCTTCCGCTCCGTCATTGTATTTAATTGTTATCTGCTGTTGCATTTCTTTGCTCCCGTCGTTTGTTTTTAGCTAAATGTCTCTGTCACTGCGCCATTTGACACAAGGAAAGTAAATGACACTGTCTGTGCATCCATACCTGATCCACCGACTGTTGGATATGACGGCTTAATAGGAAATGAAAACACTGCGCCTGTTGCAGCTGTCAATGACACTGTGATGTCCGTATCAGGTGCGCTGTCGCACGCTGTCCAAATAGCCTCACATACTGATGAGGCTTTGCCCCAGTCTGCCAGCATGTCTAGCTGGAAGGTAGCTGTGACGTTGGTGGTCTTGTACGCCTCGCCATCTAGTGTCTGATAGGTCTGACGATCCAATACTTTTGTAAGTACCGCGTTTGTGGCCTGTGCTTCGATGTCCGTTCCACCAGTAAAGGACAAAGAAATATCGCGGCCGGTGATTACTGTTGTTGCCATGATGTCTCCTTATGTTGTTTGTGTGTAGTAGGTAGAAACTCGAACATCAGCGATTAGCAGAGTCGATGCTCCAACTTGTGTAACTGTTGGTCTTTCGACCACGCTGACAACGTACCCAACTGGGATTACTGCCAGCACACTCATTATTAACTGCTCGATATTGTCAAGCGATGCTGGGTTGCTGTTATAGGCAACCGCGACTGAGATAGTAAAATTGATTTTGGTATGCAATGTGCTTTTGTTAATTGTCTCAAGCTCAAGATATGGCGTATCCGGCACGACTACTACGGCAGGCGGGATGATGGTTTCAGGCACATAGCTGTACACATTGCCTGCAACGCTCGCTAGGGCTGTGGCTAAAGGTGTGCGTACTTGACTTAGGATTGTTGATGCTGGCATTTATTGACACACTGTTTCAACATCTAAAAATGGCATAAGCAAGGTTGATACGCGGTTGGTCAAGCTGCGACCCATGCGATAAGGCGTAGCAGTAAAGTCCACGCCCTCGATCTGTCCACCGGCTGCCACGCGTGACTGAAATACCTCGACGCTAACTGCCAAAATCGCTGACTCAATTGCGTCATTGCCGGCATAAATCTGTGCGGCAGAATATCCTGAAAGCGTCGCTGTGCCTGTTGGCACGATAGGGCGCAAGGTGACATCTGCGTTTGTAATTGCAGCTGTAAAGTAAAAATTGCCAAGTGAGGCATCAAGTGTTGAATTTGTATCCACAACTGTGACTGTCGCGCTAAATGGTGCAGGTAGGCCAGCCACGACAACCGATTGTCCGGTCACAAAGTAATGACCGCGTGCTGTGTAATAAGTAGCAACGTTGGATGTCAATTTGTAAGCATTAACGGCTGATGTATTTGCAACCAGCATAGGCAAAATTACGGCCTCGCTAGTGTTGATAATTTCATCTAAATAAGCGTCATTGTACAAGGATGAACTCACGCCCAGCACTGATCGCAACTGTGATGCTGTGACTATGCTGGGCATGAGTTTACCTTTCGTTCGGCTCGGGTAGCGCGGGAGCGCACTACCCGATGATTAGTTTGTGGTTATGGATCAGGTCTTGTTGATACCAAATGCGCCCGCACCAATTTTGGTTGCGATTGCGCCATATCCATACATTGCTACAAGGATTTCACCTGATGCAATGACATCAGCACGTAGCTGATAAGTTGGTGACTCGTACCATGTGTACGCTGTTGGATTAATGATCATCATTGAATCATCTTTGTCTGTGTCATTGGCTGATGGAACGTTTGCTGTGACATAAAGATCAAGTCCTGCGACATTGCCGCGGATTGAATCTGGGCGTACAACTCCGCCAGCATTTGAAGGCTGCGCGGCCATGTAAATTGGGCGGCCTGAATCGTTAAGTGTCATTAAGTTTGCCCATTGTGATGTGTTGGCAAGGATGTTACGAGCAAATCCCTGTGTGTTTGTGTAAACGGATGCTGCGCCACGTGAGACAAATCCAAGCAATTCTGAAGCTGTTGGATATGTTGTAAGTGTTGTTGCGTCGGCTGATGCGCCTGATGCAAGTGCTGTAAACACTGCCTTATCTGTAGCAGCTGCGTATTGCGCTGCCATGTTGTTCATCAATTCTGTAATAAATAGTGGTGATGAACGATCAAAAAGTTCTACAGAAAATTGCTGTTGTCCGGCATACTTTTTGACTGTTACAGTGACAAATGATGAGGCCTGATCTGTGTTAGATGGTGTGCCTGCTTCTGCTGTCTCTGCAACTGTTGGCAGTGTTGTAATCTTTGGAATTTCAAATGACATGCCAGCATCAGGCAAAACACCAGTGGTGATTGCATCGATGGCTGAACGTGTGTTATTTGCAAGTCCGTTAATAACTGTTGTGAGCTGGCGTGTAGGAATAAGTCCAGCGTTGTCTGTTGTATCAGCTGCCGCGCGTACATACTCACGTGCTTCATCTGATCCAAGTGATGCCCTGATTGTCATTTCTAGCTGTTTTGGAGCTGAAAAATCAAAACGTGGCTTTGTGTAAGCAACCCCTTTTGCGGCTGCTGTTACTGACTTTGCGGCTTCGACCGACTCTACGGCTTCCGCGGTTGTGACGGCGTTATCCACTTCGTCTCCTTCTGTTGTTGGTTGGTTATCTGCATCCTCTGATGTTGGTGCAGAATCTTCTTCGGCTTCTGTAGCCGCTACGCGCTCGACGCGTGCTGCATCAAAGGCTGGGTTGTGTGTGAGGGCAACGCCTACAAGCTGTGCTGCGCTGACGACCATTGTGCCATCTTCATTGTAAGCAAAATCTGTAGCTTCTGCCTCGACGCTAAATCCGTCTCGCAGGCCGTCCATCGCCTCGACAAGTGCATCATTACCGGCTGATGTTTGGCTAATCTTAAATGTGGCTTCCATGCCATATTTATTTTGCTTCATGTCAATGCTGCGACCGATAGGACGCGCAGAATCATGTTCAAGGTTAAGTTTTACTGACGCAGGCTCAATTGATCCTGATTGAAATAAAACCTTGCCAGTTGATGCGTTTGCAACTACGTCAAATGCCACGATCTGACCAGTGATGGTGCGTGACTCTGAATCCGCAGCTGTAATAAGCATAGGTGTTGTGATTTTCATAGAAGCATGTCCTCATCTTCCCGGATTTCTTCGACTGACATTGCGCCAATACGATTAAGGATTTCATAAACCTGCGCGCGTTCCAATGGATTGCCACGTAGGAAATCATCTACATCAAATTTTACATCTGTACCGGCTGGCACAAAGTCTGCAAAACTTAAACGCTGTTCTAAGACTGCCATGTAATTTCTAAATGCAAAATCTACAAGGTCGCGTCGCTTGTCCAAAGCGTTGCTATAAGTAAATGTTGATTGCTGTGCATCGACAAAATAAGCCGGTAATCCGCACGCTCTGGCTAATTCTAAAGCTACGTAATTTCTGGCCTCATTAAGTTGGATGCTCTTAGGGTCAAAGCCAAGTGTCTCAAGGGTTACATCTGCGTTTAAAAACGCTGTAGATTTATTTGCACGCGCTGTACGCCAAGAAGATAGCAATTTTGCAACGCGATCTGCCGGTAGGGATGTGCCGTTTGACTTCAAAATCATTTGTGGCAATGGCTCAACTGCAAAATTCATCGCAGCCTTTTCAAGCGCAGCTGCGGCCTTCACTGTGCGGCCTGCTCGTGCAAGTAAGCCTTCTGACTCGCCTGCAAATACAACTAGGCTGTTAAAATCAACATAAACGCCATCGATTAGGTAAGCCGTGATTTCTGTGCCATTTTGGTTTGTCTGAAATGTAATACGCTCCGGCGCAATGCGCTCCATTGATCTTATTCGGCCTGTGTCTGCATAACGATCTGTTACACGCGCATAAGCTGTGGGATGAAAGAATAAATCAGAAATAAGCCACGCATAAAATACTGATCCAGCAATGCGTACATCCGGCTGTGTAATTACGCGTGGTGTCTGTACCTTTTCACCAGTTGCAATGTTGCGGCAGTGCATAGGTAGCGATGCAATAGTTTGAATAATGCCAAGTGATCGCGCAATTGTTGGCACTGTCATTGCTTCTGTACGTGATGCAGTTGTTCCTGTTATTGCAAAAAATGGTGAGGCTTCCGGATATAAGGGTTGCAATGAAGCCTCAACATCGTTAGTTACAGCTGGAACGGCAGCCGTGACGTAACTTGGCACAAAGAAATCTAGTAAACCCATGCCGTAATTTTAGGCTGGCTATAGCACTCAACCCACCATGATGTCTAGGTCTGTCTCTGGGCGTGTCGCAAAATGTGTAACCAATGCCGTGGCAACGCTAGCCGCCACTGCCGTCGATGACGCGCGCCTTCCAATAACCCAACCGCCATCGCCCCGACGTAGCTGCACGGCTGAAAGCATTTGGGCTGTTAGTTCAGGGTTTGGCCTGTACCGCAAACGACCGCTATTGATTGCGCCCAACATTTCGTCACATGCTTGTGGATAGGCAGCGTCCATGTCAAAGGTCGGGATGCCTGCGGGTGCAAGGCGGGATGCAACCGCGCCACTTGTGCGACGGCTGTAAAGGACATGCTCAATTGGATACTTGCGGGCATAAACGGCCAAGTCATTTGCAATAGCCTTGTCATCCAGCTGCAATGGGTTTTCCCATGTGTGCAGTAGCTTCACCCCAAAGGTTTCGTTCCCTAGCTTCTGCGCGCCAACAAGCGCCGCAAATTTTCTGTCCGGACTTAGATCGATGCCAAGCCACGTAAGCTCATCTTCCTTAAGGTCAAAGTCAGGCTCGGAGCAGGCAGCCCATTTTGAAGAATCCACGCAGCTCTGAATCGATTGTACCCATCTGCAAAGGACTTCTGTTTGCACTACGTCCGGCGGGTCATTGAACACAGCGCGGATATTGTCGGGATGGATAGTGATTCCAAGTGCCGGATTGCTATAAGCCGCATTTTCTAGGCTTACCTCATCCGTCGGTGCAGACCACTCAAAGTAGCCGATGTCATCTTTTGCCCCGCCGATGGCTTGCATCGCGCGTTGTCTAAATTGATTAAGGACAATGCTTGCAGCATCTCCGGCATTTGTGTAGGAAATAATCATCGGGTTTTTTGCCGCCATCAAGGTATAACGCAACGACGCAAAAGATTCTAGGTCGGTCATTTCGCGTAACTCATCAAGATGGATGGTTTCCGGCTTGCTTACACCACGGGCAGATGACCCGCCTGCCTTGATGATAAAACGTGTGCCATGCAAAGTCTCGATTTCCTCTGATCCATGCGACCACCGGATGCGCTTGACTTGCTTGGCCAAATAATCGCTGCCCTCGATGACCGACACCAGCTGCCTAAATTGCTCCAGCGATGTAGATAGCGTGTGAGCTGAACCAATTTGCAGCGACTCTTTCCATAGGAAAAGGCCGCCCAAGATTCTAAGCTGCATCAAAAAACTTTTGCCGTTTTGACGTGCGACACACCCGACCACCACAGGGCTAGCCCACCTGCCATTAGGCAAGACCTTGTGGCTATGCTCAAGAAAGAATTTTTGCCAAGGCATAAGCT